TCTGTTGAATATAATCTAGAATATTAATGAGGAGTATATATGATTTTATCATATCACCCAAAGAGTCTAGGTATACTAACAGTAAAAAAGTAGGTGGTAAAACACTTATAGTTAATACTGAAATATACAATCATCAATACGTTAGTAGAAATGCCATTGTAAAATCAAAACCAATGATTTGTGATACAGATATAAAATCTGGTGATGAAGTTATAGTTCATCATAATATATTTAGGAGGTGGATGGACGTTAAAGGTGTTGAAAGAAACAGTAAGAGTTATATAGATGAAAACAATTACTGTGTGAAGCAAGATCAAATATTCTCCTACAAAAGAAACAACAAATGGTTACCGGTAGAAGGTTACTGTTTTGTAAAACCAGTTAAGAACAAAAACATATATTCAAATCAACAAGAAGAGGAACTAGTTGGTGTGATTAAACAAGTTGATACTAAACTAAAAGACTTTGGTATTAAAGAAAACGACTTAGTAGGGTTTATTCCAAATAGTGAATATGAGTTTGTCATTGATGGTGAAAGATTATATAGGGTTTTAAGTAACCACATTTCAATCAAATATGAATATCAAGAAAACAAAGAAGAGTATAATCCAAGCTGGGCAAGTAGCAGTTGAGGAATTAATTAAAGTTGCTAAAGAAGCTATTGTAGATTCAGATGAAGATATATCAGCGGACAGGTTAAAAAATGCTGCAGCAACTAAAAAATTAGCTATCTTTGATGCGTTTGAAATACTTAAAAGAATAGAAGAAGAAGAAAACATAATAGAAAATAAAGTACCAGTTGATATAGATAAAGATGTGTCGTTTGGTGGCTTTGCAGAAAAAAGATCTAAATAAAAAAATATGGCAACATTAACACCCACATTAACATTAGCAAGTACAGATATTAGTTCAGATACTTTAAGTTTTTCTGTAACAGATTCATTAACAGTAGCGGCTCCACTTGTAGGTATTTCTAAAATAGTTGCAACAGCAACTGGAAACCAAAGCGTAATAATACCAGCATCAACTGCTATTGCTTATTTATATATTAAACACACTGGTACAACTGATGGCTCAACAGCTACAGCGCGACAAGTAGATGTTGAATTTACTAGCGATGAAGCAATTGCTCGTTTAAGTGCTGGAGAGTTTTTATTTATGCCTGTTCACCACGCAGAAGCAAACGTAGGTGTTCAGCTGCACGTGCAACACTCAAACTCTTCTGATGTAGTTCAAATGGAATATGCTTTCTTTACAAAAGGATAATATATGTATAAACAAACCTTATATAAGGTTGTAACTCCAATTAAATTAAATACAATATCAAGACTTAATAAGTCTAAGAAATGGAGGTACGGTTATAACAAAGAACACGATATTGTTGTAATTAGTAAGACTGGACAGATTGGGGAGATATATGAGATACAAAACCTTAAGATAGCCTTACCAAAACAAAGTAGTGTTATTAAGTTTAAAAGTAATAAATGGGAGTATACTGAATACCCTAAAGAGCTTAATAAAATAAAAACAATATTTGATTGGAAAGAATATCCCAATGATTTTAAAGAAAAATATATAGAATATATAGAAGATGAGTTCAAACGTAGAGAGGAAGGCTTATGGTACTATAATAGGGATGTTCCTACTTATCTTACTGGTACTCATTACATGTACTTGCAGTGGAGTAAGATTGACATCGGGAAGCCAGACTTTAGGGAGGCAAATAGATTATTCTACATATTCTGGGAAGCCTGTAAAGCTGATGTTCGATCTTACGGGATGTGTTATCTTAAGAACAGACGATCCGGCTTCTCATTCATGGCGTCAGGTGAGGTTGTTAACCTTGCAACCATATCCAGTGATGCGAGGTACGGAATATTGTCCAAGTCCGGTCCCGATGCTAAGAAAATGTTTACCGACAAAGTGGTGCCTATATCCGTCAACTATCCGTTCTTCTTCAAACCAATACAAGACGGTATGGATAGACCAAAAACAGAACTCGCTTTTAGAGTTCCAGCATCAAAACTTACAAGACGGAGTATCACGAGTACGGACAAACCAGAAGATTTACAAGGCTTGGATACCACCATCGATTGGAAAAACACCGGTGACAACTCCTATGATGGAGAAAAACTTAAACTCCTCGTACATGATGAATCAGGGAAATGGGAGAGACCGAACAACATACTCAACAACTGGAGGGTTACCAAAACAACCTTAAGATTAGGTAGTAGAATAATCGGAAAATGCATGATGGGTAGTACATCTAACTCATTAGACAAAGGTGGTGGAAATTTTAAAAAACTATACAGAGATTCCGATGTTACTAAAAGAAATAGAAATGGGCAAACTAGCTCTGGTCTTTATAGTCTTTTTATTCCTATGGAATGGAATTACGAAGGATTTATTGATCAATATGGTCAGCCAGTATTTGATACACCTGAAACGGAAGTTAAAGGCGTTTATGAAGAAATAATAGATATTGGTATATTAGAGCATTGGCAAAATGAAGTAGATGGATTAAAAAATGATCCTGACGCTTTAAATGAATTTTACAGGCAATTCCCAAGAACAGAAGAGCATGCGTTTAGAGATGAAACCAAAAATAGTATATTTAACCTAACAAAAATATACGAGCAAATAGATTACAATGAAGGTGTTAACAATCAAGCTAGTATAACAACTGGTAATTTTCAATGGGTGAGTGGTATTAAAGATTCAGAAGTTATATTTTATCCAGATCCAAAAGGTAGGTTTAGTATTAGCTGGATACCACCAAATCATTTACAAAATAAAGTAATACAAACACCACAAGGTAAAAAACCCGGTAATGAATATATGGGTGCTTTTGGTTGTGACAGTTATGATATATCAGGTACTGTAGATGGTCAAGGATCTAAAGGAGCTTTGCATGGGTTGACTAAGTTTTCTATGGAAGACTCTCCACCAAATAAATTTTTTTTAGAATATATTGCTAGACCTCAAACTGCTGAAATATTTTTTGAAGATGTATTAATGGCACTTGTGTTTTATGGTATGCCTATACTGGCTGAAAACAACAAACCAAGACTTCTTTATTATTTAAAAAGAAGAGGGTATAGAGGATATTCAATGAATAGACCGGATAAGATTTGGAACAAGCTATCAACAACAGAAAAAGAAATTGGTGGAATTCCAAACTCAAGTGAAGATATAAAACAAGCACATGCTGCTGCTATCGAAATGTACATACAAAATCATGTTGGTATGAGTATAGACGGAGATTATGGTAGTATGTATTTTAATAAGACATTAAATGATTGGTCAAGATTTGACATAAACAATAGAACAAAGTTTGACGCATCTATTAGTAGTGGTTTGGCTGTAATGGCTTGCAACAGACATCTTTATAACCCAAAGGTATCTTTTGAAAAACAAAAAATAAATATTAGCATAGCTAAATACCAAAACAAAGGTATGGCATCTAAAATAATTAAAGAAAAATATGGCTGATTCAATTAATAAAAGTTATTTTCCTAGTCAAGTAGCCAGTGATCTCGAAAAAATGAGTGCTGAGTATGGACTTAAAGTTGCTAAAGCTGTAGAAAGAGAATGGTTTTATGGTGATAGAGGATCGCACAGATTTAAAAATAACTTTGATAGCTTTCATAGATTAAGGTTATATGCTAGAGGGGAGCAATCTGTTCAAAAATACAAAGATGAATTATCTATTAATGGTGACTTGTCTTACCTTAATTTAGATTGGAAACCAATACCCATTATAGGTAAGTTTGTAGATATTGTAGTTAATGGTATAGCTGAAAGAACTTATGATATAAAAGCTTATTCTCAAGATCCTTCTGGTGTTAGTAAAAGAACTAAGTATATGGAAAGTATACTTATTGATATGAAAACAAAAGATTTAAATGAGTTTTCAAAACAAGCTTTTGGTTTAGATTTATCAGAAACTCCTGAAAAAGATCTACCAGATACAGAAGAAGAACTTGCATTACACATGCAGTTAACTTACAAACAAGCTATAGAAATAGCTGAAGAGCAGGCAATATCAGTTTTGTTTGATTCTAATAAATACGAGCTAACTAAAAAAAGGTTTTACTATGATCTAACTGTGTTAGGTATAGGTTGTGTTAAAAACACATATAGTAAGTCTGAAGGAGTTAAAGTTGATTACGTTGATCCTGCTAATTTAGTTTACTCATATACAGAGTCTCCTTATTTTGAAGACATATATTATGCTGGCGAAATAAAAACAATTCCAATAAACGAGTTAAAAAAATCTTTTCCTAATCTTACTCAAGAAGACTTAGAAGAAATAGAAAAACAACCAGCTATATCTTCAATTCCTAATAATAGAGCCATATACGATAGGCATGATAACAATCAAATAGATGTTTTGTATTTTAATTACAAAACATATATGAATGAAGTTTATAAAATAAAAGAAACTTCAACGGGTGCTATTAAAGTAATAGTTAAGAATGATTTGTTTAATCCTCCAACAAATATATCTGGAGATAAATTTGAAAAACTATCTAGATCAATTGAAGTATTATATGAAGGTGTTTTAGTACTAGGTACTAAAAAACTTCTTAAGTGGGAGATGGCAACAAATATGATGCGACCCAAAAGTGATAATAGTAAAGTTAAAATGAATTATGCTATTGTTGCACCAAGAATGTATAGAGGACGTATAGACTCTCTTGTAGGTAGAATAACTAGTTTTGCTGACATGATACAGTTAACTCATTTAAAGTTACAACAAGTAATGTCTAGAATGATACCCGATGGAGTTTATTTAGATGCTGATGGTATAGCTGAAGTTGATCTTGGTAACGGGACTAATTATAATCCACAAGAAGCATTAAATATGTTTTTTCAAACTGGTAGTGTTATAGGTAGGTCACTAACTTCTGATGGAGATATGAATCCCGGTAAAGTACCTATTCAAGAAATATCTAGTGGTAATGGTGGAGCTAAAATGCAATCATTAATAGCAAACTACAATTATTATCTTCAAATGATAAGAGATGTAACTGGTTTAAACGAAGCTAGAGATGGTAGTGTTCCTGATAAAAATGCTTTAGTTGGTGTACAAAAACTTGCAGCAGCAAATTCTAATACGGCAACTAGACACATATTACAATCTGGATTATATTTAACTGCAGAAACAGCGGAATGTTTATCACTTAGAATATCTGATATAATAGAATACTCTCCAACAAAAGATGCGTTTATACAAAGTATAGGTGTTCACAATGTTGCTACATTAGAAGAATTAGAAAATCTTCATATACATGATTTTGGTATATTTTTAGAATTAGAACCAGATGAAGAAGAAAAACAATTACTTGAAAATAACATACAAGTAGCTGTTGCTCAAAAAGGTATAGATTTAGAAGATGCTATTGATCTTAGACAAATAAGAAACACAAAACTCGCTAACCAACTACTTAAAATAAGAAGAAAAAAGAAGTTCGAAAGAGATCAGTTAGCTACTCAACAAAACATTCAAGCACAAGCACAAGCAAATGCACAAGCTCAACAAGTTGCAGCGCAAGCCGAAGTTCAAAAACAACAATCACTTGTTCAAATACAAAGTCAAATGGAGCAATTAAAAGCTCAACTAGAAACTCAAAAAATGCAACAAGAAATTTTAGCTAAGAAAGAATTAATGCAGCTTGAGTTTCAAATGAACATGCAGTTAAAACAAATGGAGGTCCAATCATTTAAAAACAGGGAAAAACAAAAAGAAGATCGTAAAGATGAAAGAACAAAAATACAAGCATCTCAACAGTCTGAATTAATTGATCAAAGAAAAAACGAGAAACCACCTAAAAACTTCG